AAGTGAACCGGAAGGGAGTATTCACATCCCCATTCAAGTTCTTCTCTATGATCTTAAAATCGGACTGATAATTAATTTTCATACCTATAATATTGATGTTACATCGTCTATCTCCTCGGCTTTCAAGATGCCGGAAAGGTCAACACTTCCACCGCCTCCGGTTGTTCCTGTAGGACTCCATTTCCCCTTTATCTTGCAATCATATATAGGACCGGGTATGGTATCCCCCACGACAGCCCAGTCGCCCACAACTGGAGATGGGACAGCAGCATGCAATGCTTCTTCCGTAGAAAACAATCCCTTGTTGCGGACACTGTTCTGCTTGACCTTATCAATCTCGGTAGAAGTCTTACTAAAATTGTAGTTAAGCCGATCTGCCGCCTCACTCCAAGTACCTGTTTTATTTATCGAATTAAGTTCCATATCACTTCATTTTATTTGGGCAATTGGTTTTGATCCCATACAATCTCAGAACCTTTAACCATAATTATGCGTCCTCCCATTATCTGGGTCTGATATATATAACCGTCACTTCCTTTTTGCTCGACAACCATACTGTCCGGGCGGAAATACAAAACATCATTACTATTCGGGTCAAACATAGAAACCATGGGAATCAACCCTTTCAGTCCGTATATGCATGATATATCTATCAGGGAGGCGTTCGTATTATCACGCATCTCTATTGAGGGGATTCCATATTCATTTTCCGGCTCAATGC